GTCGGTCTGTACGACCCAGAATAGTTCAGTGACGTCATCTATAAATTCTGTCAAAATAGGGACAGTGGTTATGTTTGGTCCCACCTGAAACTCGAGTCTCTGGAAGGTGTGCGTCATGTAGTCCATCTCTTTGCTCCTGAACATGTCCCGTTCGGGGTCGGTCACATAGACGTAATCGACAAACAGGTACATGGTGACAGGACCGGTCCACTGCGCACTTGAAAATTCACCGATTTGCTTAAACTTGAAGTGGACAAGGGGGTGGGTAGACAGTGCGCACAGAGGCAGGTTTGTCGAAAATGGCAGGCGGATGTAATAAGAGGCCAGGTTGCTCGTCAGGCCTTTCCCGAGCAGGTCCTGGAGCACCTGCTGTTTAGCCTGAGGCACCTGTAGGTCGTTTAGGAGTTCCATGGACTCGCCGTAGTGACGCTCGATAACCTGGTCTTTGTAGAGGAGCTCGACATAATCGAACATGCGGGTGCCGACAGAGTCGTCCACACCTGAATTTGGAACGGGCCAGTCGACCCTGAGATACATAACCCCTGTTGAGATGTCAGCAGCGTTAGAGATGGGTATGGTCACATCCTGACCAAAACTAACGTCGCTCGGAAATTGTAGTCGCGTGACTTGATGTGAGAACATCATCTTACTTTATGAAAATTTAAAAATTAAACATTAATCCACCCACTCCATCCTTAATCACAAAGATGTTATAGGTACTGGCCCAGGCGTGCGTGGCTCCACCTGTGAACTGCTGCTCGTGTATGCGGGAGAAGTTGATGGTCCCGTTAGGTTTCGGGCTTTCGGGGTTGAATTCGAAAGACAGGACTGAAAAGTTTCGAATGGGCATTGAGGTGTGTGTCTCGAACGGCTCAATAGTTTTTAGATATTTTTGTGTACCGACGTCCAGAGTGAGCAGGGGTTCGTTGTTGATGAGCAGGGAGCACTGGGAGGCCAGATTCGAGTACTGGTAGCCGTTGGTAGCGCCCATCAGCCACAGCTCTTTGACGGGGCAGCGAATGTCCAGGTTGTCCATGGTCGTAACCTTCTGAGACTGAACGATGCGCAGAGAGGCTGTTGTGGGCTTGGTCTTTGACGATTTATAATCGACGAGGATGCTCGCTTGTAGAGTTGGGGTTGGAGGGTATGGATCGTACCTGACGATATTCGTTGCCGTGTTGTTCCCTTGGGCAAACATGTAGACATACCGAGGTCCGTTGGCGAAGACGTAATTACCGACCGGCAGAGGTGCAGGGTACTTATAGGCGGCGGCGGTCAACAAATCTTGGCTCGTGTCGATCTGAACGGCGATGGTACTGGTTGAACAGTAGATGTAATTTCCGACGGCTATAAGGTTTCGGAATCCATTCCCTGATATACTTGGAAGACTTGCAGCGACACCTGTCCAATATTCTGATTCTACAATTCTACTCCAAGAAATTCCGTCAGTTGAATAACCCAGATTACTGGGATAGGCGGTCATGAAAAAAATCCCATTTCCAAACATTATACTTTCCCAATTTTCTGAAAGGGGCGACACTACCAGACTCCACGAAAGTCCGTTATCATTCGAATACCCCTGTTCATTCTGACCAGACGTAACAAAAACCCCATTTCCAAACGATACAGCTATTGCATTAAATAATGCACTAGGTGACGAATAATACCAGTCGAAACCACCAGTATTCGAGTAAGCTGGACCTAGAATAGACCCGACCATAACAAAAGTACCGTTTCCGTAAGCTACACTTCGCCAAGGCCCTGGAAGGCTCACTGGACTGACAGCCCAGTATTGGCCATTTAATGAGTTCGCTTGTACATCTGTACCAACCATGACAAAACGATTATCTCCAAACGTTACGCTTGTCCAGGTTCCTGAATTGTCTATATAAGTCCAAGTAAGTCCTTTATCAGTTGAATACGCCTGACAGTTCAAACCAACCATGACGAAAGTTCCTTTTCCAAAAGTTACACTCTCCCAGTATCCTACAAGTGGACTTGCAACCAAAGTCCATGAACGCCCGTTGTCAGTTGAATACGCTTGACAGTCATAACCAACCATGACAAAAACCCCGTTTCCAAATGTCACACTTTGCCAGTATCCTACAAGAGGACTTGCAACCGAAGTACGTGATTTGCCATTATTAGTTGAATAAGCTTGCTTATCCTCCCCAACCGTAACAAAAGTGGGTCCGAAATAATTATACAAACTGAAAATACTATTAGAATATCTGATTATGCTGTAGTTGTCTATTACAAAATATATTGCACCACCCCCGATAACAACACCTTCTGTTATTTGAAATCCATAGGAAGAATAACCGAGTGAGTACCATTGACTCTGGACGTTCGCGTTCAGTTGGTATGTGTAGAGCGACCCAAGTGTTCCTTGAGGAAGCATGATGAGTTCAGTACCCGTCGAAAGAATCTGATAAACACCGTTGACGTCTGAATTGAAAGTCTTTGTGAAATCGACCGTCGTATAACTTGACGGACTCGTAAACACACTAGTCGTGTCGTACCGGGTCATGAACACATTTGACGATGCTGTATTACTCAATGCATAGTACACATACCGAAAATCTGCGACGACCGTTCCGGTCAAAGACCCGCTCGTCGGTGTGTAGTTATTCACGACGAACGAAGAAATATTTCCTTGAATGAGTTCGGTAATAATCATACGGGCAAGTTGTCCGTTGGTTAACCCTATATACAGGTTCCCTGAAAGAACACAAAACTGTTTAAATAGATTAGTTCCTGAAAAAGCCGAAAGGGTTATGTACGAGGTGGGGTCCGTGATACTCTTTGTTGTGTCGTACACTATAAACTGCCCACCGTACGCGACGATGAAAATGTATTGTTGGTATGAGAATGTCGTCTGGACATTAATAGGTTGACCCCCTAGAATTCCAGTCGACGCATTGTACGTAGTATAGGATTTGGTGTCCAAGAACGACCCAGTCCCTTGATTCAGGTTTTGAGAAAGGTTGGCATACTCTTCAAAATCGATATCGATGCTCATCTGTTGGCGTGTCAGAGCGCACAGCGGAATCTCTTTGGTTCCGAAAGGCAGGGACACGTAGTATTCACGAAGGACTGTCGCTTGTGTCTGGTCGAGTGTCCCATTCAGGAGTTTCAGAATCGCCTTGTTTTCGTACGGAATAGTCAGGTCATTCTTGAGTTCCAGGTACTCACCGGTGTACTCTTGGATAGTTTGTTTACCGCACATGACACGGACCGACTTGCATAGTTTGTTGGCGACAGAGTCGGTCCATGATGACTGACTTGGGGGAAGAAACCCTGAAATCCAGCCACTCTGAGTCAGAGTCCATGGGGGCGTTGCCTGTAGTGTGTATGTGAGCCCTTGGCGAACGTCAAAACCCCAAAAGGCGGCATCAGTAGCATTTGCAAACGAGATTGACGGGTATACACTTGAAGAAAAAACGCGATTCGTCAATTGAAGAGGTGGAGTGACGAGCGAAACAGAATCTGAAGATGAAATTACGTATGAGAAAGATCCAAAAGTTGTAGCAAACCATATACCAGGCAGGTTTGTTGAAAGAAGGTTCCACGTGAGTCCATTATCAGTTGAGTACGCTTGTGCGTTTACACCAACCATGACAAAAACTCCATTTCCAAACGATACACCACGCCATTCTCCTGGGATTGGATTTGCTACCAGCGTCCATGAAACTCCGTTATCTATTGAACGTGCTTGTTTGCCAGACAAACCAACCATGACGAAAACTCCGTTTCCGTATGTTAAACCCCACATCTGCCAACTTCCTGAAAGAGGTGACGCAACAGATGTCCATGAAACACCGTTATTAGTTGAGTAGGCTTGACAATTTTGACCAGTCATGACAAAAACTCCATTTCCAAATGCTAGCCCAGTCCAGAATCCTGAAAGGGGAGACGCTACATTAGTCCACGTGAGTCCGTTGTCTATCGAACGTGCTTGTTTGTTAAAAGCACCAACCATGACGAACACTCCATTTCCAAATGCTACCCCATACCAGAATCCTGAAAGGGGAGACGCTACATTAGTCCACGTGAGTCCATTATCTGTTGAATATCCTTGAATGTTACCACCAACCGTAACAAAAACACCGTTTCCAAATGATACATTTTTCCAAGCGTAATTGGGACTGGATGGTACAAACACGACAGGAGTCCACGAGAACCCGTTATCAGTTGAATAAGCTGTATATCTGGTACCATTTCCACTATCCACAACTGCAACATAAACTCCATTTCCAAATGCTACACCTTCACAGTATTCCGGAACAAGAGGAACCAATACCGAAGTCCATGAAAGACCGTCGTTAGTTGAATATGCTTGATTATAATTACCAACTATGACAAACCTGTCATCGATAGTACATGTGAACGTCGTACCCGTCGATGCTGTCACTGTAAACGTTTGACTTACAACTCCAGAATTAGCTAAATTAAGTACGACTGAACTTCCCACAGGAAAATCTGACGGGGCCGATGTCGTAAACGTCCAACTCGTTCCGACGTTCGATCCTGCAGTAATCTGCCACGTCTTGTTTGTCAGGTTATTCACCCATAGGTTCGAGTTTGCCGTCGAAAAGTAGCCCACGACGTCTGACGGCACGATACCTGGTACACTTGCAGTGCCGTTGTATGACACCCCTGCCAGAATTGTCGAGCACGTGAACGAGTTGGCCGTCGGGATACTCGCAATGGTGTATGTCCCGTCCAGGTTGAAAATAAGATATCTTGTGCCAGCCAGTGTAACCTGTGCGCCTACAGAAAAATAGTGGTTTCCGTTTGTGGTCGCGGTCAGAGTCACACCGTCCGCGACCACTTGCGTCAGCTTCATATCTGCATAGACAGTTCCACCAACCTGTGAAGATGGCGTCGGGTACACATACTGGTCGGACTGTACCGGATAAATAGGAGGCAGAATAGCCCGGAGTGTCACCCCTGTCAAGATGTCACTCCTCTTGGAGATGGTACAGGTTGACCTCGAACCAAAAAAAGTTTTAGAATTATCAAAAGGAATTTCAAAAGTTTCTCTGAGCTCCGTGTCAGCCTCGTGTTGAACAGTATTGAACAGAGTTATTGTCGGTCGGGTCGTACTGTATGTGCCTGCTGCGGACAGTAGTAGTTGTCCGGCCATAATATTTACTTATATTTTTATGCCACAGATAGTATGGCGCGTATTGGGGCTCTGCAGGCTCTCAGTGCCGTAGGCCCAGAAGAGAAATTCATGTACGACGACAAATCTGAGTGGGCTCCAAACATTACTCATCATTCAAAATTCGCCATCACTCGGCGTATGCTCCCGATAATCAATAAAGTTGGTGGAAAATATTTAGATTCTCAATATCAAATTCCAATTTATCCAAAGCAGGAGGGGGACCTCCTGGCGAACATGTTCCTGTCTGTGTCTCTGCCGGCCCTGCCAGTCGGCTACAACTACTGTGAGCTTGTCGGCCGGGCTATCATTAAAAAGGCGGAGATTCTCATAGATGGTGACGTCATAGAATCCCTTGAGGATGACTGGTACGTCATCCGTGACCAGCTCTTTCTGAATGCTGACGAAAAACTATCCATGTACCGTCTCGTCAGCAATGGTCAGGCGGAGTCAAATGTGGTCCCGGCCACTACCCAGCTCAACCTGATGGTCCCGCTCGATTTCTTCTTCTGCAGACGGAAGCGACGACAGGGGAAGCCTTATTTGCCTCTGTGTGCCATGTATAATTCGTCTGTAATTATTCGGCTTACTTTCAACACACAGGCCTGGATTACCAACTACACAGATGCCACCATCGACCTCTTAAACCCTCGTCTCTTGCTTGAAGAAGTAACACTGACACCCGAGGAGCGCATATACTACAAGACATCCCGGCTCTCTGTCAAGATTCCTGTGGCGAACAGGGAGGCTGTGCAGTCGTACCAGAACGGTACTGTACGGATGAATCTTACGGCTAACTTTCCAGTCTCTATGCTTGTCTGGTTTGTCCGGAACAGGCTCTACGAGTCGACCACGAATCCCGTCTATTACGCGTCGAGGTATACATATGGCTATTCGACTGACTACATTGTTTCGGCCGTGCCAATCAACTTCTTTAATGGTGTGACCCAAAAGTTTGTGGACATTATCAAGTCGGCCACCATCTATCTGAATAATAAAAATGTTTTGAGTAATTTTCCGGGAGCTCTTTACTATACGTATAAACAGTCCACGGAGCACAGTCTAACAGCACCTACCAAAAATATGTACATGTACTGTTTTGGAAACGACCCAAGTGCATACAGCCAGGATGGCACAGTTGACTTTCGGCAGCTGAATTCACAGACGACCTATATAGACATGACGTTCGACCCAGCGCTGGCTCCTCAAATCACACAGGGGTACAACATGTACCTGTATTACTATGGATACCGCACACTGGTGATTTCAGGAGGAAAATTAAGTATGACGTGACGTGATGCGGATGATAACCCTATAGATATTACTCTATAATCGTAGAATGGAGTCTATCCAGGACATCTTCCTGCCAGTTATGGAGTCTTCAGTCGTTCTGGCGAGTCATTACGCCAAAGAGTCAGACCGGAACACTATCACAGCGACTGACATGATGTACGGTCTTATGTACGCCGCCAGGAATGTGGTTGGCAAGCAGCTCGGCTCGCTCTTCCCAGAGATTTATGACGAGAGCGAGTCTGACGAAGAGGACCTGGAAACGGTGGATGACGACGAGGAGCCGTTCACGCGCTACCAGGGCGACGATACAGAGAGCATCGGCTACAAGATGAATCAGTGCGCCGACACATGGGATGACTGGGTCCCAGAAAGCCCAGCCGAACAGGCGCTCAAAAGTGCAGTCGAAAACCAGCGTCACCTACTAGGGTGAATGTCGAACGTGGTTCCGTACTATACAAAAACTTTTACAAAATTTATTGTATACGACGGTGACTCAGACGACGACATGGACTCGCTTCCACCCACAGTCCGGTATGCACCCATCCAGCAGGGTGACTCGGACTCGGACTTTGACCCAGAGTGACCCGAAGGGCCTCACTTTCTTACAGGTGAGAAGGCTTCGCCTTCCGGAAAAAAATTCTTTACAAATATAAATGGCATCCACCCTTGCATCCATCGCTCTCCAGCTCGAGACCCAGTCCCTGAACAGCATCGTTGCTGGTTTCTCCTTCGCCAGCGCCATCGCCTGGATGGACTTTGTGCGCTTCGTCATCTCCCGCATCGTCCAGGTGTCCAAGGATGGCGCCAGCTACTACGCTCTGGCCGCCCTGTTCACCACCCTGATTGCCATCATCGTCTACATGATTGTGAAGACTGTGGCCTTCAACGTGACCATCCGCGACCCCAGCACCCAGCAGCCCATCTACGCGGTGACCCGCTAAACGTGGACCCGTAGGGTCAGGCGGCAGCCCGCATCATATGTTGCGGGAGTGGTTGTGGCACAGCGGCAGCAGCGGTAGCCTCGGCAGCCTTGCGGTACCAGTGGAATCCCCATAGGGCCAATACAGCGATAAGTATATAAACTAGCCAGCGGCCCATGGCGGGCTTCTTCTCAGGCTCAGGCTTGGGAGGGAGCGCCGTCATGGCGTCGATGATTCTCTTGATTTCCACCTCTGGCACAGCCGGTGGCGGTGGAAGCTCAGGACGCCCATTGTCTATGTGGAAGCGCAGCACGAATGCGTTGTTATCAAAGCCCTCAAAGTTCAGCTGCGTGCCATTCTTGTCGTACCACGTCACGGTCAGTCGGTCCAGGCTGTTTATCGGCTCGGGGTAAAAGACGCTGATGCGGTAGTCGTGACACTCCTTAAAGTTCTTTATGCAGCCCGAGCTCACATCCATCTGAATCATCGCAAAGGTCCG